TATGCTGTTGGCGCTATCGGCGGTGGCGGCGGAAGCTCCAGTACCAGCACCGATTGCAGCAGATCTTCTGTCTTCTTCATCACCCTCATAGTTCGCCATCACATCCTGATAAGCCATAATGCCCTGACCTGCCGCCAGGAGCGTCTGACCAATCACATTGCCACCAAGGAACTTACCAAGATTAAAAATACCTTTGGCAACGCCCGTAAGCATCTTGCCAAAAGTAGTGATAGTCTTTATGGGATTTTTGAGGAAGGCAAGACCGACCAGGACAGCAGCACCTGCACCTATTAATTTAAGTGCGCCCTCCATCCTCTCTTGGAAAGTTTTATCCTTCCCAAATGCTTTCTCCCAGTTTGTAGTTATAAAATCACTGACACGAGTGAAGAACGCTACGACCCCTTCAAAGAACGATTTAAGTCGCTTGAATGTACGTTCTATACTCTCCCTATTCTTTGGATCAGATAACCAATCTAGTACGCCATACATCAGCATACTTTTTAGCAACTTGCCCAACCAATCCATAAAGGTTGGGGATGCTGCAGCAATGACGCCACCAATCTTCTGACCGATATTTTCCTTCGGTGCTTCGATCTTACCTTCTAGATTTCTGTCTCTACTCAGTTGTGCATTGCGTGCTGCCTCTGCGTGTGCAGCTTGTGTTGCAGCCTGTTGTCTCTTGAGTGCTACACCAATACTATTAACAGTAGCACCTAGGGAATTAATCGCACTTAATGTACTCGCGAAACTTGCACCAGCAACTTGCTTTCCACCAATAGATACCGTCGCACCATCCCCTTTGGGACCAGTGACGAACTTGTAAAATCTAATTGAAGGTGTTGATACTGCCATTATCTGATGCTAGCTGAGGGCGATGAGAATTGTACGTTGTTGCCTCCGCCAGATGTACTCATTCTTCTAATGGCAGGTTGCAAGATGACTGCCTGGGAGGTTGGTTTCTTTCTCTTAGGTTTCTGTGGGATTCTAGTGTTGGGTTTTTCAGTATTTATGTCTCCCACTGGGATCCTGGTATGAGGAACACCACCATCAGGTCCTTCTGTGGCGTTTACAATCGTATTCTGATGCTGTCTAGGAGTACCAAACAGTTTAGGGTACGTGACGTGAGGACTCAAGTCTCCACCCTTACCACGAGGATAGACCTCAAAGTGTAAGTGAGTGTCATCAATACTTCTACCAACTCGTCTCATATCAACGAGTTTACCGATGACTTGTCCTGCCTCTACCCTATCTCCAGGTGCGATGCTAGGAATCATATGCAAGTAACGCTGGTCGTAACCATCGTCACCTTTAATCATAATACCTGCCAGATAATCAAGATTAGGTACGTACCTATCTGTGATCGCCTCACCACCAACAACAGCGACAACATCGATTGCAGGGTTAGGTCCGAAAGGATACTTCTCAACTAGGTCAACACCTTGGTGTGCTGCTCTACTTGATGACTCGTGAGTTCTATGGTACTGATATATCTGACCATCAAAGTGACCCTTAGGTAGAGGGAAGAATCTACTACCTTTAGGTGCACCACCAGGAGGTGCCTGAGGTCTCTGTTTGACCTCCTCCAGTTGAGCAGTTTTGTCAGCAATATTTTGTGCTACTTTCGTTTCAAGTTCTTGCTGCAGTTCTTGGATATTCTGCTCTTCAAATTCAATACGTTCTGCAATAGTATATCTCCAGGGAAATGGTTTATAACTTGGTCCGTGTTCAGTTTGGATTGCCTGAAGTTCAGCAAGTTTTTCTTTAGCTTTCTGAATTTGCTTATTCTTGTTTATCTCAGCTTGCTGTGCTTCACGAAGTTCTCTTGCTGCCGTATCCTCTGCACTTTCTGCACCAAAAACATTCATAAGACGACCCAGTTGATCACGCCCACCCTGCATAATGTTCTTGGCACCTTCAATTAGATTGACAAGTCTCTGAATAGCACCTTGTACAAAGTCAGAGTTGATAATCTCATTGATCTTTTTGACTGCACCATCAAGGACAGGTTTCAGTGCGTCCCCGATCATCTGCAGAACAGGGAGCACTCCATCACGGAACAACTCAATCATCGGATTGATGACTGGCATCACAAATGACTTGAACACTGGGAAGGCAATCTTCACAAAGTAGTTCTTGATCGGTTCCAGTATGGGAGTAATAGCATCACCAATGAAGGCACCAACCTTTTCACCAAGGAATGATCCAAGCAACTGACCTACGATGGGACCAAACGGACCCAAGATAGGTGTCAGCAGTGCAGACATAGCAAGACCACCAATCGTGGCACCAGCACCAGCACCTACTGCTACCTGCATCGAGTCACCTTTAGCAAGTCTACCCGCAAACGCAGCACCACCCGCAAGTACGGAGAGACCACCACCTCTCAGGAACTTACCACCTGCTCTGAGACCTTTACCTGCAACTGCTTTGAGTTTACGCATCTGACGGATGCGTTTGATATTTGCAGCGCGTCTACGTACTAACTGTTTATGTAATTGCTTCTGTGACTTTACTGTATTCTTTTTCATCCCCTTGGTGAGGAATCTCGTGAGACGAGCAGCGTCACCAATAAGTTTCCAGGGTTTTAATATCCTATCTGCTAACCACAGCGCCCCGAGACCACCTACAAGTTTCAGAGCACCCATAAGGATGTTCTTCTCACCAAAGGCTTCCATTATCAGGTTCACACCTGTGGTCAGTACCTTAAATACCGTACCCAACCACGCTTTGATGATCTTAAGACCAGTCTTGATCGTTTGCTTGTTCTTAGGATCACTAAGGAAGTCTAGAACAAACCACTGCAAAGCAGAGATTGCCAACCACTTGAATGGTGCTAACAACCTCTCCAACCAACCCATCTTTGGTGGTTCTGGTTTCTCTTCGTTCGCTCCCTTATCTAAATCCTTCTTACTAATTCGGTTCTTCTCTATATCATCTTCAGTCTTCTTGTCTCTTCTTAATTGATCGGCATTTGCATCTCTTTGCACTGGTGTGGCAAGTTGCATCTGCCCAACAAGAATCTTACCAATGTCCTCTACAGTGGCACCCAACCTGTTGACTGCTGTCGTCATAGCAGTAACAGGATTAGTCGCAATAGAACCCGTTACTCCCTTGGTGACAGGGAGAAACGATCTTATTGCTATGGGTTTAGATACTTGCATTAAAGTGATTGTCCTCTTGATGCTTGCCTCTGCCTTGCCTCCTCTTCTTGGAGGTGTCGGATCAGCATATTAACGTACACATCCCTCTCCCACGGCATCATATTCTCTAACTCAGTGAGACTATATTTGTGGTGCTGCATCAGTGCGAAGTTCACCTCAAACAAGTTGATCAGTGAGTCGTGGGCTAGGGCTACGCGAAAAAAGCAGCCATCCCCTCAAGCACCACCTCGCTCTTCACTTCGGTCTTGGGATTGAAGACCTCAATGGTATGAGACAACTTAGGCATCGTCTCAAAGAACTTTTGAACCATCTGGAACTGTGCAGAGTTCATCGACTCGAAGAAGTTGACAAGTTCTGCTTTCTTGTATGCTTTAGCATCTTCTACCTCTTCACCGTTTGCAATCTGTGAGACACAATCAGCAGCGAGTTGGAAGATGTCATCCATACCAGGATTCTCAGAGAGATTGTTCTTGACGAAGGTATCGATAGATGGATACTTCATCACGAGCGTGACATCATCAGTGATCTTGATCTTATTGGTGTGATCGTCAGGGACTTGTACCTCCACTTGTTCCAGGTTGACTTCTACATCTACCTGGGTCTTATCATCATCAGGGCAAGTGATTTTGAACTCACTAATTTCACCAACAGACTTCGCACGGATACGAAGGAAGAGGAACTCAACATCGAAAGTAGAAAGCGTGTCTACCTTTTTGATGCTGGTACAGTTTTTAATAATTTCTTTGACTGCTTTGATCATCTCTTTCTGATCCTGAGATTCCATTGCTAGGTAAAGCAACTTCTCTTCACGTACCAGGAAAGGACGGTATGTTACCTTCTGACCGAAGGGTAAAACAGTTTCATATTCAGGCACCACCAAGGTGGGCAATGGCATAGGCATAGTAATAAGACCAATTCGTATAGGTATTTAGTCAGTTACTGGAAGATCCTTCCAATGCTGTTAACAGCAGAACTGACACTATCGATAGCACGACTGACTTCACCAATGGCATCAATGGTTCTATCGACTGCTGGAATACCTGAGTTACCTCTCAGAGGACTACCAGGAGAGGACACGATTTCATTCAAGGGAGATCCTGCCTCAGTGACAATATCTGTGGTCCAATCACCTTGAGACTTGATCGTCGTACCCATACGGAAACGTTCAACATAGAACTGTACGTCCAACTTCATCAGTGACGTTTGCTCATTGTTAAATGTCATCTGACTTACATTGTATGGGAAGCATCCAACTGCTCTCCATTGTGCTGTAATTTTATTGTTACGAATCTGTCCTGGGTTGCCGTTGGCATCTACAAATTTAGTGACCAAGTTAGATCCAGGTTCCCACTTATTGATAATGATGTCAGTTACATAATTATCATAGAACATACTCCTGTTCTCTGTGTCTCTAGAAATAGTGTTGATCCACCTCTCAAAGAATGCACGGTGCCACTGGTTCTTGGTGACAAGGAATTGGATATTTAATTCTTGTGGTGTCTGTTGTGTTGCATATCTCCTCATCGCACCGAAGTTAGTTACCTCACCTGTCATCAGGTTACGAGAGGGAACTGTCACTGCATCAGCAAAGTAATCAATCGCTTCATAAAATCCCTTTGGACCACCAAACTCACCCAAAATACTACGCATATGATATGGTATCCCCATTTGAATGGAGAACATATTTGAACGCGAAGGTTCATACTGTCCTGTTGCAACCAGGTCTTTGAATCTGCTGAATGAGATTGACATTATGCGTATTGATACACGGTTTTGGATGGTACGTTAATGTTTCTACCGTTAATTGTAGTTACAAATTGCTCACAGGGTATCAAACCCACATCAGACCACTCAGAATTTGGCACGTTAAAGTACGGAGATTGTACATTAGATCGTAAGTATTTATGGTAAGTAACAGGAGGTACGTCAAGAACTCCCTGAAATAGTGACTCACCTAGTGATGCACGTCCTGAAGGTGGTAGGTAGTGAAGGTTCGCACCCCAGAATCGAGTTGAATCCTCACCTAAGATGAATACCAGTGGGTACCTGTCCCAAAACTGCATCTGCTCACCATATTTAGCGTTGTAGGAGAAGAAAACCATCCTACCAACCTGTGGTGTGCCTGCTTGCAAACCATAGATGAGTTGACTACGCCACCATTCTTTGTTGAATGATCCACCACCTCCTAAATCTTTTATGTCCTCGAATAAACTCACACTAATAACTCCTTTTCTGTGAGGATGAGAAATTTCATCTGTCTGTCAGCACAATACTCTCGTGCTGCTTTCCACTTAGCATCATTGACAGCGTACGTGGTCACCTCACTCAAGTATCGTTTGGTAACCCTGCTTTTCTTTTTCGGTGGAACTGTCTGCGCGAGCGGTTTAACCTCGATAATGTACTTCTGAGTCCTTCCGTTCCTGGTTCTTGCTCTGACGTAGAAGTCGGGAAAATAACGATGAACCCGATTATCAACAGGACTGACGTAAGGAATGACTGTTTCCTCGCTTCCCCATTCTTGGATGTTCGCATTGTTGTCACACCATACCATTAATTTACGTTCCCACAAAGATCTATAAATAATGTTTGTAGGATCACCTTTGTACTTGCCAGGATTACTTGGTTTGAAACGACCTGAATAACTTCTCTGAGGCATATGGCTGAAGCTCCATTAGTATATCCCCGATCAATACCAACGCAAGTACCTGGCGACTCCCCTGGCAGCAGTGCTATACGAGGGCAAGATTCGTTCGGAACAACCGTTGTCGATTACCTAAAGATCTAAATATATAGATCTGCCGAAGGTAATCCCTACACCAAAGTTGGTGGCATAGGTGGATCGAGTGAGGGTGCACTTTATAAAACTATTTATCTATACCTTCCTCAAGGATTGAAGGAAGAGTATGGTGCTGAGTACAACCAGGTCACTCTTGGTGCCGCAGGTATGGGTGCAATGCAAGCACTGCAAAACGGTACTACTGGTGATGATCTCCTTAATACGCTGCAACAGACTGCTGGTGCTGCAAAACCTGAGTTCGTGATGAACAAGGTTGCAAGTGCTATTGGTCTTGTGAACAGCACCCTTGGAATGAATACCTCTGGTCTAGATGCGAACACCATCGGAGCATTGACTAAGAAGAGAATCTTCAACCCGTATCAAGAGACAACCTTCAGAGGTACCACGTACAGAAACCACAGTTTCAGCTTCAAGTGTCAACCCAGGAATGCAAAGGAAGCATCTGAGTTGTATGACATCATCCAATGCTTGAGACTTGCAATGCTTCCTGGTGAACAAGACGGTACACCAGTTGACTTTGCTGGTGATGGTGGCAATGCACTGTTCAATAATATGCTGTCAAGTAAATCTGGTTCTGGTTCTGGTAGATGGTTGACTATCCCCGACTACTTCAGACTCGAACTTGTACGTATCGAAGGCAAACCAAGTGAGTCAGGCGACCTTGACATCACTTCTGGTCAACCCACTGGTCTCAAGAAGATTATGCAGTTCCCTCTCAAGATGGTCCTCGCAAACTTCTCCATTGACTTGACGCCTGATGGTCCTTACAACTCACTGAAGGACATCTTTGATAGCATTACTGATTATGGTCCTGCAGCATTCAATATGTCTCTTACATTCAACGAGACTGCATTCCTCACCAAAAACTCTATTCGATAATGGCATATTTTAAGTATCTCCCCAAAGTATATGTACGTCAGAAGAGTAGGATCAATGGTGTCCAACCTTATGAACTGGCAGTAAATATCTTCCGTAGGATTAAGATCCGCGACAGTCTCCAAGGTGCTCTGCTTGGTTTCATTCAGTATGAAATCACTGAGGGTCAAAGACCTGATCAGATCGCTTATGAATACTACAATGACCCTGGTCTAGATTGGATCGTTCTACTTGTAAATAATATCATTAATGTGAACGAAGACTGGCCACTGACTCGTGATGATCTTAGGGAGTACGTGTCGAATAAGTATGGTTCTATCGAAGGAATCAAACACTATGAAACAAATGAATACATAGATCCTGCTACTGGTATGCGTCTTATGCCTGAGGGTCTCATCGTACCAGAAGATTTCCACATCACCAAAGCAAATGGTGACATAGTTCCAAAGTCTGTTTCAAGATCTCCCGTCTCATACTTCAACTACGAATCCAAGATCAATGAGACGAAAAGAAATATCTATTTACTGCGTCCACTGTATATAACTGACTTCATCTCAGAATTCAAGAGACTGTGCGACTATCTTCCTCACGCTGAGGTTGATCCAGAAGGCAACAAGAAGACTGAAGGATCTCTTGCAGAAGAGTTCATTGGTCTACCCAGATACAGCAAACCGAGACAGTCCACTGCATCTACAGGTTCTGCCTCTGGTGGTGGTTCTTCTACTGCTCTCCTGGCA